TCGAACGCCGTAAAGAAAATTTCATTTTCGGCTACGATATTATTTGCCATTTGTATCTCCTAACAGATTTCTTATAAATAGTCTATAATCTAAAAATATAACCGATTATGCTCCTGGGAATGTAGCGCCCGTTGGGAGAATATTGAATTCTAACTTAATGAATTCAGCTGTCTTTGTTGGTTGGAGATACAATTGACCAACCAATAAATTACGGTCAATTACATCTGGTGTATTATTGGTTTCATCCATAATGACACGGAATGCGTATAGACCAGAACGTTCTTGAACGTTTGCCAAGAATGGGTTTACGATGTTGAGGAAACGACGACGAGTTGCTTCAACATTTTGTTCGAATACGAGGAAACGTGCTGAACTTGCGATAAACTTCTTGACTGTGATTAATAAACGACGAACGTTTACACGGTCAAGTGCTGATGAACGGCGTTGGAGTGTCTTTTGTCCCCATACACAAATACCTTGTCCTGGGAATTGTGCGATTGGGTTGACCTTTCCTTCATATAATTGATCACGTTGTGCTTGTGCTAAACGAACCTTAACACCTGCTGCTCCTGGAATTCCACCACGATTTAAACCTGCTGGTGCAAACCATTCTGCTGCTTGATTATCACTATATGCGTATACTTCTGGAAGAACTGCTGATGGTGGGACGAATGCAAATCTATTTGTATTTGTGTCCAACACTCTTACCCAAGGATAGTATGCTGCTGCGTAATTACTATCAAGTAATGCTGCTTGAGAAACAGCTGTTGCTGCGGTTGCACTTGCTTGTACTAAATCCAAAATATAGAAACAATCACCACGAGTTTCACAAACACTCAATGCGTAATCAGCGACATATGGATGAAGTTCATAAATAACACCAGGTAATATTAACAAATTAATATCATATACATCTGGATTACTGATTGCATCAAGTGCTTTCTTAAATGCACGTGAACCAGCGGATGTTGCGTTAGTTAAATCAAATCCTTGTGTGTTTCCAGCGGTGATGGTATCATACATCTTAATTTCACGAGCTGGATTATCACCATCGAATCCACCTTGGAATGGAACTGTAAACTTTAACTTTGCAGTTGCATCGGTATTTGTTAAGAAGCTTCCAGTTGTGATAAAGTCCCCTAATGGATCTTGAATTTCTGAGTTTCCAAGATTTTCAAGATTGAATGCTGCCCCAACTTGTGCTGCACCACTTGGAATTGGTGCTAAATACGACATATTAGTATTTAATGTTGTTGTTGAATATGCATATCCATAATAATCAGCTGTTGCGTATGAAGATGTAGTACTATATCCTCTTACACCTGCTGTTGTTTTCCACGATGATGAAATATATGATGGAATTACAACATTACTGATTGATGTTCCTACTGGTGTTTGTAACTTATCAAACCCAAATGGTAATGCGTCTGGTGAGATATCATCGATACCTGCTGCTAGTTCGATACGGATATATGATGAATTATTTGTGTAATCACCTTCAAAATAACGTTCACCAGTATTTGGATCTGTTACTGGTGCACTGTTACCGATACGACGAGCAATAAAGTTTACATCAGTTGCGTCTAACGTTAGATTGTCCCATTGTTCTAATACAACTGGTTGTGCATCAGTATCATTAAAGTCACGTACTTGAAGAGTAAATGTACCATAGTCACCTGAAATTGATGCCTTCTTTGGACCAAAAATGGAAACTTTAACAGCCTTATTTGCTGCGTTACCATCTGTTAATGTGTGTACTTTGAAAAGATTTAACTTTCCAGCACCAATAGTTTGTGATTGAATAAATGGTGTTGATGCAAAATTATACGAACCAAATGTACTACCACTCAACATTAATGCATCAGTACTTACAAGTGCCGACATTGTTACTTCAGCACCCGCTAATGTAACTGCTTCAGGGAATATACTGTAAACGTATGCGTTCTTTGTTCCTGTTGGACCAAATGAAAGAACGTTACCAATAAATCCACCTGCGGTTGTTGTAGTTGATAATGCTGATTCTACAACATCAAGACCTGCTAGAGAAGAAGATACTCTTAAAGTAAAGTTACTTGGTGCTCCACTTGCACTAACTAATTGGACATCGCTACCAGAAGTAGTTGGATGAAGTACAGAGTACAAGAATGAGCCACTTGAACCAGTTGCAAAAAGAAGTGCTGGTGTTGCCGCCGCGTTATCATATCCGTCTAAACCAAGAATACGAACAACTGTTGCTCGTCCTGATTCACGAAGATAGTTTTTTACAGTCAATCCTAAGAATGACTTACCATCAGGTGCACCAAACTTGTTTTCAAAGTCTTGTTGACTTGTAACTACGGTTGGAATAAATGCTGGTCCTTTTGGTGTTGGACCAATAAAAGCACCAGCAATTTCACCAACCCCTTGTTCTAGGAAACTAAGGTCACGTTCTTGTGTGAAAACGCCAGGACTAACAATGCGTTCTGCCATACGGAATCTCCAATATTACTTATTTTTCAGGGGTAAATACACCAGTTTCAACATCCAAAGAACCCATTCCATATTTATTCAACAATTCATCAACTAGTTCCTTTTCCTTGACTAGTAACTCTTTGTATTTTACTACTTGTTCGTTGAGTTTAGCTTTAACAGAAGTTAAATCTTGTTCCATTAAATCGTGAGTCAACTTCAATTGACCCGATGTAGAAATAATATCCATAATTTGTTCACGTAAACTCTTAACAGACAACAATTCTTCGTCTGTTAGTTTAATACTTTCACTCATAAAACCTCCTTAAAGACATCTGTACTCGTATTATAAATATAGATTATTTTTGTCAAACATTACTTTTAACCCTCTTCTAACTCAGTAAAAGTGACAATTTTTTTGGTAGAAAATCGTTGTTGAGTTGTTCGCATAGCCTTACTATATCTATCCAACATTTTCTCCGGTAGAAGATATGCGCTAACGTTGAGGGTAAACGTGGTTCTAACTAATCTATCTTGAACGTTTGGTAATACGGTATCCATCTTATATTCTTTTATATTTGTATAAAACTTGTATTGCCCACGTTCTCCCCAATATTCATCGTCCTCAAATGATACCTGCTCAACTACCTTATTCATTTGTTCTACATATTCTGTCCAAATCATACATTCGTATGTAAGGTCAAAGTAATCTGGAGTTACGGTAGCAACTAATTGCTTAACTGGGCGGATTCCATTTACCGCTGCAAATCTGTCATATGGGTTGTATCTATTCCATCCACGAGGTTCAAAATCGTGTTCCAAATACTTGTTCACAGATGAGTTAATTTTACTCTTTTTCATGCTAGTTCTACGAAGCATGATTATTGGTAATTGTATTTTATTAAATTTGTCACGTAATATACCATCTTTTTGTACACTCTTCCATCGTTCAGGATTTCCGTATATAACTGGAATTTTAACTGATTTTCCATCCTGCGTGACGATTGGTTCTATTCTATTAGTTAAATATTTAATCAACGTTTCATCGATAGTCATCAAGGTAATGCTGATAGGCATGTCACTTACATCGGACTTTGTATCATTTGCACGATTTTGATGTTCCGTAGGTACTATATTATCTACTACTTGTTTGACTTTATCTGTTGCTTTTCTATTACTATAGTCAGCCATTAGGTATTAGCCTCCTCTATTTGAATACCACTGCGACGAGTCAAGTGGGCTAAACATAACAACGATGTGGAGTATTCTGGTTGTCCTGCAACTAGTTGTGAATCTTGAGTCATATCTATTTCATAGAATAATCCATTATACTCTACAATATCACCTGGTTCTGGATATGTTTCTACTTCTTTTAGTAATTTGCGTGTAAATCTAAATTCTACATTTTGCGTTACATCAACACCAAATCCGTCTCTAGTTTCTGGTTGTACTTTAGGATACTTTACTAGTGCTTTCAATTCTACACCAGTATAACGTGCTTTTTCCGTGGATTCACCGTATACGTTAATAGATGTAGTTTCTAATGCAATCTTATACAAAATTACATCTACGTCCACCACATCAATCATTAATTCACGATTGATGTGTTGGAAAAAATTAAAATCTTTTTGAGATACAAAACGTGGCATATTATCCGATATAAATTAAAGTAGGCACCTTACCAAACATTTCTTGCATATATTTTGCATTTTCTGCTTGTTTCTTCATTTGTGCTTGCATACCAGTTTGTTCTAATGTATCACGAAGTTCTTTAATAAGAAGTTCACGTTCGTCCTTACCTTCACGACGAAGAAGGTCACCGTCAAGTTTGATGATTTGATCTGGGATAGGTACGTTATCGTATTTACCGCGAACACTCCCTAATGTTTCTTTAGCCAATGCCAATGTATATCTAAATATCCAATTTTTACCAATAGAATTTATACTATAATATGGTATATGACTATATGGTAGATTTGAATAATCCGATACAAGTGATGGTGAAGTACTAAATGTTTTTCCTGCTCCTTGTTTATCATCGACCACTACATAATCAAAATATACAGTTCTTTGTTCTTTAAAAATTGGACTAAAACGA